TAAAGATGCTGGTAACTTTTTATTTTTATATCCATCAGAATTTGATATTACATATTTTCATGGTGGTGAAGAAAACTTAAATATTCATCGTCATACTTCATGTGTACTCACTGATATGGATGTCAATTATACACCTAATGGAAATTTTTCAACGTTTAAAGGTGGTATGCCTACACAAATTAATATGACATTATCATTTAAAGAACTTACCATTCTTACTAAAGAACTTATTGCTCAAGGTCTATAATGTATTTTTCAAACTTTCCAAAAATAGTATACGACTTCGATTTATCGGCTGGAACTGACTATAAGATAGTTACAGACATTACTCGCAATGTACGTTTTCGCAAACAGATTTTAGAGAACATAACTCTATACGATTATTATGATATTGCTGAAGGTGAAACACCTGAAATTGTTTCTGAAAAGATATATGGAACTCCATATTATCATTGGGTTATCATGTTAGCAAATCAGCGATACGATTATATAAATGATTTTCCATTGTCTCAACTCGAGCTTGATGCTTATGTTGATTTAAAATATGGTAATAAAAAATATCAAGTGCATGATTACAAAGAGAATGGCTTTATTAAAGAAGGCGTAAATATAATTAAATTGCGCGAATCTACTCTTGATGGCGGTGGCATTGGAGAGATGGCAGTTGGAAAAGTTTTAGTGAGTCAGACAAATGGCTATAAAGGTCATATAGATGAAATAATAATTGCATCTGATAATATAAACATTACAATATCAGTTTCAATGCGAGAAGGTAAGTTTGTTGCAGATGAAATAATTACTATTGAAAATGAAGTAGTTTATGCAGAAGTAGTTCAATCAACAATTCCTAATAATTATACTACGACTAGCAATTATGACTATGAATTTGCGCTAAATGAATCTAAACGCAGAATACGAATAATTGATCCTGCATTAATAGATCAATTGATACAAGAATTTAAAGATACTATATGAGTTCACCTGCAACAGAGAGTATTCGATTTGCCGGCGATGTAAACATTCGTCGTCTTGAGGTCGTGTCATCTGCTAATTATGCAGTTGATATGACTAATCAATTGATTGGTATTGAAATATATGAAGATATGTTTTCACCATTTATGACAATGGCTATTAGTATAAGAGAATCTCAGGATTTTATTAATGCATTACCTCTTCGTGGAGAAGAAATTTTAAACTTAGAAATTTCTACTCCAACTCTTAAGAATGAAGATCAGATTATAAAAGGCAAATTTTATGTCTATAAATTAAGTGATCGTCAATTACTTAACGATAGAAACACTGCTTACACTCTCTATTGTATTTCATATGAAGCTCTTGTTGATTTAAACATGAAACAATCTAAGGGATATAGCGGAAATATTAGTGATATGGCTAAAGCATTCTTGCAAAAAGAAGGTTTTAATACAACTAAGAAAATAAATGTTGAACGAACAAAGAATTCTACAAAATATACTTCTAATTTCTGGTCACCAGTTAGAAATTTAAATTTTCTTGCTACTGCAGGAATAAATGATAGTGGATCACCATCTTATATGTTCTTTGAGAGTCGTAAAGGATTTAACTTTGTAACTCTTGATTCTCTCTATAAACAGAAGACGTTTCAAAAGTTTATTAAAGATAATTATGTAAGAGATACTGATAATAATATATCGTATAGAAATCTTGATCGTGACTATCAAAGAATCATAGATTTTAAAGTAAAAGTTTCATATGATGCATTGCAAGTAACTAATAATGGAGCTTATGGTTCAAGAGTTTATGCATTTGATTTTGTAAAGAAAAAGTTATTTGCTAAAGATTATGATGCTCTTTCTAAGTTTAATGAAAGCGCTCACTTAAATAAAAATCCTCTCTATACTGCACGAAAACCAGTGTCTTCAATGAATTTAATATTTAATGAAGTAAGACACTACGCAGTGTTTAATGGTTTTCAAGATACAAGCAATGTGAATATACAACAACAGCGTAATTCAATGATGTCTTTATTAAGATCATCAGTGATTGAAATAACTGTGTTTGGAAGAACAGATTATACCATTGGACAAAAAGTATTTGTTCAAGTTCCAAAGCCAACTATTATCACAGATAAAGATAAAGATGGCTTAGATTCTAAATCTGGAACTACTGACAAAACATATTCAGGAAATTATATTATTACTGCAATTAATCATGTCATTAATCGTAATAGTCATACATGTTTGTTAGAATTATCAAAAGAATCGGTGTTAGAATAATATGTTATATACTGGCGTAATTGAAGATCGTTATGATCCATTAAAACTCGGAAGATGTAAAGTACGAATCGTTGGATTGCATACTCATGATGTAACAAAACTTCCTACTGCAGATTTACCTTGGGCAATTCCTTTGCAGCCTATCACATCTGCTGCTGTTTCGGGAATTGGACAAACACCTCTTGGCCTTGTAGAAGGTACTTGGGTTGTAGTAATGTTTCAAGATGATGATCAGCAATATCCAATTATTATAGGATCTATTGCAGGAATTCCACAAAGTTCTTCTGCTGATATAACTGTAGACGATTCAACATTAAAAATAAAAATCGATGGAGAATTAACTGAAGGTAATACACAATCAAACGTATTACTCGATGGAAGTGGAAATCCTGTAGTTGATGGAAGTGGAAATCCTATTCAAACTACTCAATTTCCAACAGTATTAGAAAATACAAATACACTTAAGCGTGCTGCTGAATTTAATGCTAGTGATAAGTGTATAGCTTTAATTAAAAGATTTGAAGGTCTTCGTCTTAATTCATATCAAGATTCAGTTGGAATATGGACTATAGGATATGGCACTACTAGAATAAATAATTCGCCTGTAATTTCTGGTATGACTATAACAACATCAGAAGCAGAAAAGTATTTACTTTCAGATCTTAATGAAAAGTTTGTTCCAGTTGTTCAACGTAATACACGAGCACTTATTACACAATCTATGTTTGATGCATTATGTTGTTTTACATATAATGTTGGTGGTGGCAATCTTGGTAAGTCAACTCTTATAAAAGATTTAAACTCTTCAAAATATCTAGATGCTGCTGCAGGATTCTTGCAATGGACTAAAGCTGGTGGCGTAGAACTTTCTGGACTTGTAAAACGCAGAACAGCAGAAAAAGATTTATTCTTAGCTGAAGGTGTACCAAATGTTGCAGGAGAACTTCCTCCTCAAGCTGCAGCTGAAACTACTACAGCACCTCAGCCTAATTCAAATTCTCCAACTACAGCAACTCAATCAACTGCAAGTGTTAATGGATTCGTTGATCCTAAAGGAAAATATCCTTTATATTTTAATGAACCTGATACAAATAGACTTGCTCGTCATGAAGAAATTAATAAGACTATAGTTTATAAGAAAGAAGCTGGTATAATTACAGGAGTTGAGACTGCTAATGGTTCTACTTGGGATCAATCGCCTATTCCTTATAATTCACAATATCCATTTAATCATGTGATGCAGACTGAATCTGGCCATGTTTTAGAATTTGATGATACTCCTAATTCTGAGCGTATTCATTTATATCATAAGTCTGGAACATTTACTGAGATAGATGCTAATGGTACACAAGTAAATCGTATCATTGGTGACGGATACGAAATTCTTGAACGTAATGGATATGTACAAATACATGGATCATTAAACGTAACAGTTGATGGCGCACAGAATGTTCTTATTAAAAATGGAATGAATTTAAGTGTTCGTGGTGTTGCAAACATTAATGTATATAATGATGCTAACTTAAATGTAAGTGGCTCATTAAAAATGTCAGTTGGTGAAACATTTGCAGTAAAAGCAGCTTCAGTTATTATTGAAGGTGATTCAGTTGATATTAAATCTAATGGAGCATTTGTAGCTTCTTCTTCTGGTAATTTTGACATAAATGCAGGTGGTACATTGAATGCTGATGGAGCTTCTATAAATATTGCTAATGGAGCTGCTAATGCTAAAGCTTCTGAATTGACTGCTCCTGGAGCTAAACAATCTCCAGAAATGCCTGACTTTGGAAAACTTACAGTTATAACACGTGGATCAAGCGCAGCAGGTCAATATGAAACTCCTGAAGATGGTGATTCTACTGCATATCAACAAAGACAAATTATTACTGGAGCAATTAAGAAAGAAGAAATTGATAGTGGTAAACCTACAGAATCTCAAGCAGCTCCTCCAAGCATAGTTCCACAAGGAGCTAAATCTTGTGATATTATTATGATGAAAGAAACATTTGATCCTGCATTTGCTCTTTCAAAACATTTCAATTTAGGTGCTCTAACTAAGAATGGAAGTCGTCCTCCAGTTCCTCAACAAGGATTATCAATTCAAGAGATTGTATGTAACTTAAAAGGTCTATCTGAAAATTGTCTAGAGCCTATTTATAAT